CGATTAATTCTTGTGGAGTAATATAAGTATAACCTTTATTATCATTTATATATCTACTTAGAATATCAAACTCAGTTAAGCTCTTGTCTGTAATATAGTCATATTCTTTACACTGTTCAAGAACTTCTTGAGATTGACGTCTGATAATATCATTCTTATAATCACACTTAATTGCTATATTAGGATTATTCCGATAGAATGATTTTAAAATATTTATATTCTCATGCTCAAGTGTAAATTCCATACGGATATTATCTACACCTTCAGCTTGCCGTTGCCTTATAAACTCAATAATCTTTTGAGGGTCATCTTTAATCATCTCATCAAAATTTATTGTATCATATTTATAAGAATTGATTTCTTCAAAGTGAATATAATAATTTCTAGTAGTTATATTATGGAGCAAGATCAAATAACCTTTAGGTTGCTCTTCTCCATAACACCATCTATATGGTGACCCACAATAGTAAAAATCTTTTTCATAGCATCCAGATACATGCACATGCCCAGATATAATTGGTCCCATAGAATACTTAAAGTTTTCCATACCAAATACTGGACTTGGAGCATCTAGATCCATTTTATCTTTTCCATATATTGCACCTCTAATTGTACCATGCATGCATACTGCATCATACACGTTCGTATACAATATATTCTCGTAAAACTCCTTTCCTAATCCTGCGATTTCAGGTATACATAGGATTCGTTTTCCTTTTACATATTCGAATTTTATAGATTCAATAACCCGTACATCTACTGTCGGATCATTCATATATCTATAAAATAACTTTGTTTGATTTGCATCATGTGATGGAGTACCATGTAATATAAACAAGGTACATTGTTTTTGTCTACAAATTTGGACTAATTCATCTACAAATTTCATTGCATACATAACTGCGTCTGAATTACTCATGAACTTATGATGAAATAAGTCACCGTTGATTGATATTAAGTCTAAGTTTAATAAATTTATACGATCTATAAACTGTTGTTTTAAGATCTGATATTGTTTTGATGGTTCGAATACACCAAAGTGTATATCTGATATATGAGCTTCAACTAAGATTTCTTCTTGCATTACTAAGCTCCTTAAGAAAAAGTAACCGTGAGGTTCCTTGAAGGACCTCACATCATTTATTAAACTGTTTGTTCGTTAATTAAAAAATATAAAAATAATACCCTAGGAGAATTGAAACTCCTAGGGTAATTTTATTTATACTTCTTCAATACGATCTAGAATTGTATACAAATCAGATGAATCAGAGGGGTTAATACGTAATAAATTTATATATTTATAATATCGCATTACATAGTTATTTTTTACGCTAATAGTATAAACTCCATCTTCATAGTCTACATCACGTACATTTTTACGGATAGATAATTCATCATTCAATAATGAATGTATCATATTATGCAGCTTTTTATAGAGTTTAACATCTTCATTATTATTATTATTTTTAGCCGATGATAAATAAAGTATTTCATCATTCGATATTATAGTAATACAATTATCATCTGCAATATTAAAATCTTCTGCAGTATCGCTTTCTAAAATACTACGTAAAAATATAGTAAAACTACGTATAGCACATAGCGGCTTTTCTATATTAATATAATCCCACGATGGAGGAGCAATATGCATATTAACAATATACTCATTTTCATAGTCATATACATATTTAATATAAACAGGCCCATAATGGATATCAACTTTATATGTCGATGTAAAAATATCAAATTTATATCTATTTACCACCATATTAAATCTATTATATCGTATGCCACTATCTAAAACTTCAGGTCTGAATGATCTATCTATAGTTCTAAATTTATCTATGACATTAGCTAAATTTACCACATATCGAGTCAATATACTATGTGGAAAATTTATATGTTGATCTTTAATATCAAATTTGTCGCTCATTGTTTATCTCCATGCAATATTTCATAAGATTAATGAAAGATTTCATTAAAGCATTAAGAATGTTAATGAAAAGAATTTCATCAATTTTACTCTTGATTTCTAATTCACCATCTTTAAACTTAATGCTTGAAGTGATTTCATTCTTTGACATATTCTTTATAGAAATACTAATCTGATTAGTCTTTTGCTTTAGGCCAATCGTACAAGATGTAGATTCAGAAAGCATCAATACGATATAGATAGATCCTTCTTTACTATATGTAACAGGACTATCTTTATACATATTATTTTCATCATTTCGATAAAACCATATAGTTTCAGCGAGTTTGATGAATGCTGCCATTTCTACCATAGTATTAAAAGAAGGAGATAATCTAGAAAGATCTCTAAAATATATCCTCATCTTATACTCGTATACTAATCGACTAATTGGATTCTTAGGCTTTCTGATGGTAACTATATCAAAGAATTGGTTTTGCAAATTCTCCATATATACCCCCATTAATCCACCATACTGTTAATTAATTCAATGGCTTTCTTATCAACAATCTTAGTGAATTTATGATCTTTATAACGGTAAACGAATGCAGTGGTGCTTACTTTACCTTTATCATCAATTATACCCATAATGATGGAAATAATATCACCAGTACGACGATACAAACGATAATCGATATAATCAGTTTCAATAGTAAAATTCTTTTCATCATCTGCATATAAGTCTGTAGTGAATGCATAACGGGAAAAATTCTTAGTATTAATTTTTTCAGAAATCTTTAATTTCTTGAATAATTTATTTACTTTCTTATCTAAAGCTTTATAATCCATATCTACCATTTTTATACGTTTTCTTAGACTATCGAAAGCATCATAGTCTTTTGTAAATTCTTCCACGTCTTTATGTAGGGATTTAAGATCTGCTCTATCTGGATATAACTCGATATTTAATTTAACACCAGAAGGATATATCATAGTTGCAGTATTATGGAAGAAGATATATTCGTCATCTGTATTGAAATTATAAATTCCCGCAAAGAATGCATTAAATAAATCATAATTAGTTTTTAGGCTTTTAATTTTAGTACTAACTTCTTTAAGATTCATGGTTATTCTCCTTTTATAATTCATATCCACGTTTAGATAATTCATTATCAATATTAAAATCTTTATTACCTTGATTAATGACTACTAATGCTAGTACATCCATCAAATCAAGATACATGTCTTTATATCTATCTTTAGATTGCATATTTTACTATGCTCCTTTCATTAAGATAAGAGTGTTTTTACATCATCATTATCTTCGAAAAGTTCTTCGATAATATAATCCCTTACAGATTTAACGTATTCATCGAGATCATTAAATAATTCTTCATCGACGCTACGTAAACACTTAAGTTCAATATTACCATCTTTATCGATCTTTTCTTCAAATGAGAATGCATAAATTCCTTTTCTATTAGAGTTGTATTCTAATGCAAATATTTTACCATTATTTTTATTCTTAATACCAACGGATAGTACTGATTTATTATCTATTGGGCCCTGAATGTAATAATAGTTTTTATCATCTTCCTCTACAACAATAGGATCTTGGCAAGGTTGAGGATGTACTCCTAATATGTGAGGAACTGCCCCACTTTTTATCATAAAATCAACTTTAGCCATCTGAGATTCTGTTAGTGTAACAGGAGCTGGTTTAGAAACTGCATTCATAAAAGCATTAATGCATTTATTTACTTCATTAACGCTATCAGTGATGTATTTTTTATAATCTTTGGCATTATAAATTCCATCACTAATAACTACAGCATCTACCATGATGCCAATACTATTACCATCATTGAAAAATAGATAGAATGTATCTTTTCTACAAGCCACATTTAATCTATCTACATTTACTACATTAAATATTCCATACATATTAGCTATTGGGAATATTGGTTTTAGAACTTTATCAAATATTTCTTCGATAACAGACTCATCCATATCTGGTTGATTACCTAACGATCTATTTAAAATAAAATCCTTTTTAGATTCTTCATAATCATCTACAGTAACACCTAACTCATGTAGTACAGTTGCAGATAACGCTTTGAATGCTTTAATTACATGATCTTCAGTAATTGCATTACCACCGACCATGACTTGAACTTCGTTCTTACCTCTAAGTAATTCGAAGCTAATGCAGAATTCATTCCCTTCATTAGATTTGAAATGAATGATATGTTTAATAGTCTTAGAATCAGTATTCTTTTCATAAGAAGTTTTATATACTTCTCTAAGAGTATTAGATTGTATTACTAATTCTATAGTCCCAAATTGCTCACAGAATTTCTTCAAAATTCTAGATGCTTTTGTATTTGTAATATCGATAACTGCACCGATAAATAAATTCATTTCCATTTTATTTTTCCTCCTTAATAGATTTAGGAATTCGTTTTACAATTTTAAGAAGATTGAATACATCACTTCCATATGTAAAATTCCTAATATTATATCTGGAGGTGATTCTAATATCTGTTACATCTAAGTCACAAGAAATAGAGTCATAGTAAGGATCAATTATTCTTACTAGATTAACACCGTAATAAAATACAACGCGGAAAGTATCATCAGATAATTCTTTGAAGGTTGTTTCATATTCTTTAATCTTATCTGAATTGGCTTTTATATATTCACAAATAGATCTAAGTCTATCTGTAATAATATTCTTATTATATAAAGACATCGGCATAACTTTTGTGAATTCATTACCGCCGACGCTCTTAATTCTAATAGACCCTACTTTGATATCACTCTCGTATTTAGAATAATCACAATCATATCCTTCACCAAGAATCATAATAGCACCACGTAGAGCTAATAACGTAATAAAGTCTAAAGATCTACTAAGTTCAAACTTAATAGATTTGACTTGTTTATCAAAAACTGTAATTGAACAGTTTCCATATTTAAATTCGAATTTAAATATTACTACATCATTGATTACACTAGAGCCTTCAAATGTACATAGATTATTACGTACACTAGCTCCAACTACATCGTTGATTTCTTTGCCTTTTTTACATAATTCTGCAAGGCCAATTAAGTAAGGACTTACGTCCTTAAAAAGTTGTCTAGGAGTCAATTCATTCATATCTGTTGACCATCCTTTCGTGAAATAAATAAAAAAAAATGGTTTATACACTAGAGACACATGGTAGAAAAGTTTCATGTAAGATGAGAGAGAATTT